CCGTCAGACCTAGGATAAGTAACCCTAAAGGATTCGTCAGCATACTTATCATCTTGAAACCAGTAAATACAGCCAATACAGCTCCTAGTGCCCCTCTGATATCCCAAGCCGCTTTGCCAAGTCTTACAAACCAACTAGCTACTTCCGCGACCTTCTTCGTCCACTCTGGCATCCTCTGTTGTATCGTATCGTTTATTTTTGTCAACCAGTCCTTCACGTTGCCCATCGGACCTGCTAAATACTTCGTGAGATAATATCCTATCCACTGCAGAGCGTAAGTTCCTTCGAGCTTAAGCCTCTGAAATTGGAACGTTATATCTCGAACACCCTGCATTTGCTTCGTATACTCGTCTGTTGGGACAGCCATTTCTCTGGACTGACGATTAAGTTCAAGATATTTATCCATCAGCTCAGGACTTAGATAGAGGTCGTCAATGCTCACACCAAGCGCATCAATAGAAGCCTGGTAAGCCTTAGCCGCGTCCTTTGACATCCACATTTTACGTGCAAAGATCTCTGTTTGAAGATCGGACTGAGCTAGAGTGGCTATAAACTTACCCAACGCAAGGTTTGCTGTTGCCACGAACGTAACGACTCCCACTGCTGCTTTCGCGAAACTCTTGACGCTTGAGTTGGAAAATCCTGTTACTGATACTTCGGCCTTTTTCATCGCTGCTTGGGCTGAGTTGAGGGAGGAGTTGTCTGTTTTAAATCCTAATGAGATAAGGTATTGCTTTGATAGTTTCGATCATTGACCTTCCTCCCTCCCAGCTTCATTTGCTCTACGCTCATTTTCGTGCTTAACTGCGAGCATTTCATGAGCATCTAATAGATCGTCGAACGTATATATATTTTCAATCAAGTCCCTATGTGTCCAGAATCCAGCCATTACCGGGCCATACAAAAATTCATCCACATTCGCACAATGAACTACTTCGAACTGAGTAATCCCCCTAGGACTGAAGCTAGCGGGCTTCCGGAGAAAAAACTTGTCACGTTAAAGATAAGTGTGTGAGCTACCAATGCTAGGGTTGCTGCAGAGTCAGTATCGAGTCCACTAACACCAAATGTGCCGTCTGGATTCATTACCCTTGTCGGGCCAGCCGGTAACGTCTCGAAGCACACTTGTAGGCACTTATCGTGGATATAGCAAAATTCTTCCTCTTTGAGAGATGTTAAGCCCGATATTACGCTTGGTATATCGATACTATTCAGGTCGAATCCTTCTACCCCTTGGTCCTTTAACTTCTTAATATCCAAGCCCTTAATATCTAAACCCTTTAGCATAGGAGCAATCAATCCAGTCACTTTAATAAGCATAAAAGAACCGGTACGAGCGTCAAACTTACGAATGACGAACTTCCGGTCCTTTATCTCAACTTCTTTAGTATCTACAAACTTTTCCATTATGTTTCAGTCCTCCTTGTTAAGATATGTCTCTCTGAATGTCAGCTGCCATAAGGGCCCAAGTAATATTTTGCCCCTGAGCTTGCCGTGGATTACTTGGTTGTTTTCCAAATGATACCCCAGTACAGGTCTCAATCTCGTTCATTGAAGGAGTCCTGATAACAATAGATGTTTCTGCCCACTTAGACGTACTAGCTGTTTCTAGGTAGTTATAGAGCTTAGTTAACCATTGATGGAGAGAAGACGTTTGTTGGATAGCCAAGGATACAGTTCCGTTCCGTCCTTTTACCTTAGAGATCATTACTGTTCCATCGGCTGCTAAATCATGGACTGTACGATCTGTCGACATTTCCGATGTTATTGATCCAATTCCTTCACCCGTGGCGATAATCTGGCCAAAGCTCGGGTGCTTGATAACTGCTGATACATCAGAGAAGCTATAAGCTTTATAAGACATCTAATGTCCCTCCTATCTGTTCATTCTATGAATTGTTTACCTGTTAACATTAATTTGAATCGTCACAAATTCGATAGCCCCAGCAAGTTTTACGCACACATAGATCGGTGGAGCGATACGATTTGATCTATCCTGTTCATTTTGACTATCAATTGATTCGGCTAGAATAAGGTAGCCTTGAGAAAGTGTGTCCCCTGTATTCAAATTTAAAATTGATGGGGCATTCCATATCCCGGGGGAAAGGAATCCTCTATTCTTAGCTGACTCACATGGGCCCATGATAGCTGAGACTAGTAGCGTTATACCGCCTTCATTTTGAGGTATCTTAGCCATTGCAGTAAGTAAATCCATAACCGCAAGTTGTATATCATTTTTGAGCATGTCGAGATTTATTATCTCATCAAAATGCATCCCATTTGCCATAATTCCCTGTTCAAACAGGTTGTAGGTATTCCCTCTGTTGATATAGACATTGACGTTTTGTTCTTTTAGAAGGGTTACCTGTATTGGCGTAATATCTTCTGGGATCACACCAACTTCCTGTTTATAAGCTAAGGTATAGGCAGTATTTACAAGTCCGGTATTCGCACCCATTGCGTATCCCATAATAGCCACGGCGGCATCAGGGTAGGTCGAATATTGACCAATGGAACGTTTGTACGGAGCTGTTTTCAACGTTAGAATTACGTTTCCAGCTGTTCCCGCCAAAACATCAGCATCGGCGGTCGTATAAAAGAATACAGAAGTCGGCTCAACTGCTTCGATATATGGTGCAATATCTAAAATGTCTGCCTTTACCGCTTCGCATAGATAACACGCATACCAATCAGTATTCTTTACCCTGCACGCCGTTACGGCTTGCAATGCGGTCTCTGAGCCAGTTTTGTCCCAACGACCTATGGCAACCTTGGTAGGCTTAGGGGTTTGTGAGAAATACAGGGTTGCTGCCTTATACTCAGCCTCGGATATAGTAAAACCGTCGGCAATCATGCCATCCGTACTGGTGTATAGCTTAACCCTATCAGACGCCGAAATGTGAGTACTTGAGCCAACAATAAGCCCGAGGTTAAAACCTGAACGAACGGTGGCTACTGATGAAATAACAACGCTTATATTGACTATATCGCTAAGTGGTAGGGTCGACATCAACGGTCACCCCTTTCTCTGTTTTAATTTTGATATTAACTCCACGAATGGTCGGGACCGTGCCCTGACGTGTAACTGTTTCGTAAAATGTCGCAGTAAAGTCCGAGCGTTCCCACCATTGACTATTGAATAGATCTGGACATCTCACTGGTACGGGGACGTCGATCACGAGGGCGAGATTCGATGCTCGGAGGATACTGCCTGCACTGAACAAGGCGTTGCGTACCGTCTCGATGTTGTCGAAGCTGTTGGGGCCGTAAGCAGTCCAAGAGACAGCGCGGGGAAGAGTATAGGAAGTTATTTTATTTACCTCTAAATCACTATTTGGAGTGTATTCGGTGTCTCTTTGCTTGGAATATTCGTTACCCGTAGAACGAACTCGGAGAAACATTACATCCTCAGTTATCTTCCAGCCTGGAGAACCGCCAGTTGGCCAGGAGATACGGACCTTGTCCGCGTTAACAGGATCAACGGGATTCAGTCCAAGCGCTGTGCAAGTGAGATTACGAAATATATCCTCTAACTGCTTGAGGTTAAGTATTGTGTCGGCCATCTAAAACACCGCCTGTCATTAAACACCACTCATTGAAGTGCCGTAGGCCTTGTAGTAACCAAAGTCAGACCAGTCTTTGATCTGGAGCAAGCGATACCGTTCTCCGTGCCACTCGATCTCATCAGACGTTCCTTTGCCCTTGATATCGTCATGTGTGACATAGAGAGGCATCGTGGAGTGAAATACCATAAGCTGAGACGTTCGGTCACCTTCAGGAACTTGAATGATGTCTTTGGTACCCGCCGCTGTTATGACTCCTGACATGGATATCGATGTCTCATTTGGCACGAAACGACCTGCAACCCAGTCTCCAGACTTGCGCCAGACCGTGAATGGTTGTGAGAACTTCGGGGAATTAATTACTCTGGAAACGTTGATCATGTGTCATCACTTCTCTCGAATCGTATAGGTCACGCTTTTACGTAACTGATCCGTATCGATTAAAACCTGAGTCAGGCCCTCTAACCCCGAAATATCCCCCAACTTACCACCCTCGTCGACGTACCTTACGATAGCCTTCGATGTGCTATCCTTCTTTTTCCTAATCTTCTGAAGGATGGTATACGGAGTATTTGGTGCCCAGTTATTCTTCGGATTTGTAAACCAATCTCGAACTACGTTTTGTCCCTGAATTCCTGCTTTCACTAGCGCCTTGCTCACTGCGTCGACGTTACCATCTAGTGCAGCCTCCACCGCTTTCCTCAACTCGACAGAGATCATTTCCTGATTTTCCGAGTCTTCGATTGCGGGCTCTATGAACGGCCTTGGAGGGATCTTATTCAGTGGAGATCCTTCGGAGTGAATGAAGGCGAGCTCGGCATTTGTCACCTTGCCGCCTTCACGACTAGATTCTTCTTCAGGGATGCCGACAAGAACATCAAT